GGCGCCGAAGGGCCAGCCCAGCCATGCCACGCTCGTCCGCCTGGCCGAGGAAGCAAACGCCAAAGAGGCCGACTGACCATGACTATCCTCACCGCAATTCAGAATGTCTCGGCTGCGATCGCTCTCAACCGGCCGGAAGCCGTCTTCAGCTCGACCGAGCGCGAGCATTTTGAATTGCAGGTGCTGGCGAACACGGCCGGGCTCTATATCGCCAAGGACTACGAGTGGCAGGCGCTCAAGGCCATCGGCACGCTCACCGGCGATGGCACGAAGACGGCCTTCGACCTGCCGGCGGATTACGACCGCATGCTGAAGGAGGCCGAGCTCCGTTCCAGCCGCTACATCACGGCGCTATCGCATGTCATCGATAGCGATCGCTGGTTGGACATGGAAATCCGCCAGTTCAACCAGATCGCCGGCATGTGGACGCTCCATGGCGGGCAGATCCATATCCGCCCGGCGCCGGCGGCCGGCGATGCGGTGAAGTTCTTCTACATGTCGAAGCTCTGGGCCAAGGATGACCAGGGCACGCTGAAGGATGGCTTCACCAAGGACAGCGACACCTTCCAGCTCTCCGAAAAGATCCTCGAGCTCTGCATGATCTGGAAGTGGCGGGCGCAGAAGGGGCTGCCCTATGCGCAGGACCAGGACAACTACGAAGACGCAAAGGAGAAACTGCAGGCTGCTGATAAGGGCTCGCGCATCATCTCGGTCGGCCGCGCGCGCCGTCTCCGCGGCATGACCTCGACTTATCCAGTCTCGATCGTGCCCTGATGACCAGCTTCCGCCGCCGCTCCATCGCCTCTCAGGCGCAGGCCAGAACGGTGCCGAAGACTTTCCTGGCTCCGGTCCGCGGCTGGGTGCAGTCCGAAAGCCTGGCCGCTGCTCAACCGAATGGCGCCTCACTCCTCGAAAACTTCTTCCCGACGACGCGCGGCATCCGGCCTCGCGGCGGCTCGCTGCGGCACGCGACCATCACCGCTGGCGTCAATAGCCTGATGGTGTGGCGCAGCGGGACATCCGAGCGACTATTCGCCACCGACGGCACCGCCATCTACAACATCACCAGCCCGGCGAGCGCGACTGTGCAGCCGGCCGCCGATGCATCAGGCTTGAGCAGCGGTCTTTTCTCCTCGGTCATGTTTGCCGGCACCGCTGGCGACTTCCTGGTGGCCGTCAATGGCGCCAATGACCGCCGCCTCTATGACGGTGCAGCCTGGACCACAGCGCCGGCGATCACCGGGGTGGCGTCATCTTCGCTCTCGCATGTCTGGGTCTTCAAGAATCGGCTGTTCTTCGTCCAGAAGAACACGATGAATGCCTGGTGCCTGGCTGTCGATGCAATCGGCGGGGCGGCCACCCAGATCTCGCTGTCGGGCGTCTTCAAGAAAGGCGGCTCGCTGCTCTTCGGCGACAGCTGGTCGGTCGATGCCGGCGACGGCCTCGATGATATCTGTGTCTTCATCAGCTCGCTGGGTGAGGTCGTCGCATTTTCCGGCAGCGATCCCGCTGATCCTGTCAATTGGAGCATGGAGGGCCGCTACGATATCGGCCAGCCTCTGGGGCCGAATGCCTACTTGCGCGCCGGTGGTGATCTCATCATTGCGACAACTGATGGTATGGTCCCGCTCTCGGCTGCCATGAACAAGGATCCCGCGGCGCTGACCCTCGCTGCGGTCTCCCGGGCGATCGAGGATGAATGGAAGCGCCAAGCCGTTGCGCGGCAGACATCCCGACAATGGTCTTGCGCGAAGTGGGTCGCCAGAAATATGGCGATCATCGGCTTGCCGACGGTCGGCGCCAGCGAGAAATGCGCTTATGTCGTCAATCTTCTGACTGGCGCCTGGGCGAAGTATACGGGCTGGGACATCGCCGCCCTGGCGGAAATGGGCAATCTGATCTTCTTCGGCACGCCGGGCGGCGGCGTCATGATCGCGGAAGCAAGCGGCACCGATGACGGCGAGCCATATTTTTCGACCTATATCGGCCTGTACGAGCACTTGAACAGCCCGGCGGTGAAAACCGTAAAAATGGCGCGCTCGACATGGTTGCATCGTAAAGCGTTCAAGCCAGCGCTGTCGTTCAGTTTCGATTACGTCCCGAAGCTGCCGGCATATCCGAACGCAGCGGCGCATCCCAGCCTCGACGTCTGGGACGTCGGTCTGTGGGATGTAGCCCTCTGGGATGCCGGCATCGCGGAGCAGGTGACCACACGCTGGGTATCCGTGTCGGGGCAGGGCTTCGCGGTGGCGCCGGTAATCCAGATTCCCCATTCATATGCCGGACCGCCCGAAGCCGAGTTGGTGTCGATCGATCTTCTCTATGAGCAGGGCGGGATGGCCGTATGAGACCGGTCTATGGGCAGGACGAGGCGGTGGCCAAGCTGGTGGCGAGCCTGATACCGGCCGCCGCTCGCGGTTTCGGCGACAATTTTACCGCCATGGGTGTCGATCATGGCGGCCTCCTGGTCGGAGGCTTCATCTTCACCAGCTGGTCGCCCAAAACCGGCACCATCGAAATCAGCTATGCCGGCATCGGCCGTCGCTGGCTGACGCGGCCGGTGCTCTACGCGGCCTTCTCGTATGTGTTCGACGGCATCGGGTGCCAGATGGCGATCGCTCAGACGCCGGCGAGGCTCAGGCATGCTGTCCGCATCGCGCGCGCCTATGGCTTTGAGCAGGTGACTATCCCACGCCTCTTCGGGCGTAACGAAGACGGCGTCATTTCCACGCTCACCGTCGAGGACTGGCGGGCGAACGGATTCCACAAGGAGCACAGACATGGGTAAAGGCAAGGCGCCCAAACCGCCTGATATGACGAAGCTCGCCAACGCGCAGACTTCAGCGAATATAGGCACTGCCCTCACCGAGAGAATGATGAATATGGGCGGTGGCATGGAAACGCCGGACGGCTCGGTGAGCTATTCGCAGAGCGGCATCTATGATTGGACCGATCCAGTCTCGGGCAAGAAATATTCCATCCCGCTGATGAAGTCGACGACGTCGCTCTCGGCGGCGCAGCAGGCGATCAAGGACAAGAGCGACTCGGCGAAGCTCACCGCGGCCGGCATCGCCGATACCCTCGGCAGGCAATTTGCCCAGGCCGGCGACTTCGAGAACGATATCGATAATCGGATCTACGATATGGGGCTCAAGCGCGTGCAGCCTCGAATGGATGAGGCGCGCCGGCGCGCCGAAACCAATGCCGTTAATCGCGGCATTCGGCCTGGCTCGGCTGCCTTTGACGTGCTGATGCGCGATGTCGGCCAGCAGGAAAACGATGCTTACACCCAGCTCGCCCTGAACAGCCGTGGGCAGGCGATGAATGAGCGCGCGCAGCGTGCCGGCGAGATTACTGGCTTTCTCGGCATGGGGCAGCCCGCCGCGGCGCCCGTCGCACCGCAATATCAGAGCAATCTGCCGACGGTCGATCATATTGGCCTTGGGATGCAGAACTATCAGAACCAGCTCGGGGCTTGGCAACAGAAGAACCAAAGCCTCAATCAGGCGCTCGGCGGCATGTTTGGCATCGCCGGCAACTTCATCAAATATTCGGATCGACGGCTGAAGACCGACATCAATAAGGTCGGCAGGACCGACGACGGCCAGAACATCTATTCATATCGCTATCGCGGCGACAAACGCATGCATCTCGGTCTCATGGCGCAGGAGGTCGAGAAAAAGCATCCCGACGCGGTCGTCGATGTCGGCGGCTACAAAGCTGTCGATTACAGCAAAGCCCTTCATCTCGGAGCATAGGCCCATGGTCGGTTTCATTTTCGGCGGCAACACGGGCATTCGCAGCCCGGATGAGCTGGAGCAGCGCCGCGCCCTGGCGCGCCAGGCCATGGCGCAGTCAGCTGGCCGGGTCCCCCAGAATGTCTGGGAGGGCCTGAACTCGATTGCGGAAGCGATCGGGCAACGCGTCGAGCGCAATCGCCTCGACCAGGCGGAGGCGACCGGGCGCGGCGCGGCCACGGACCGCTTCAACGCGCTCTTTCCGCCGAAGGGCGCGGCCCCTTCAGGCGCTCAGGGAGTTTCAGGGACTGCGAAGGTTGTGCCGCGGACCGACGGCGCGCCTAACCTCCTGCCTGCCGGTGATACTCAGCCCACCGACTTTGCTCAGGCAGGTGGCCCCACCCTCAACGACCTGTTCCAGGCCTATTCCGATCCCTGGACGTCGCCGGAGCAGAAAAGTGTCCTGCAGATGCACATCAAACGGAAGATGCAGGCTGAGGGTGGTCAAAAAGGCTGGCGCCAGCCATAGCTAAAAGGAAACGCTGTATAGGCGCTTACTTCCGTTTGGACTCGCCGGAGAAGAGTTGCGTCAAGCCCACGGCCAGTCGTTGCAGAATATTCGCCGGAACCTGATAGGCGGTCACCACGCCGTCCTTGGTTTCGAGGCTGAGGATCGGATCCCGATAGCCCTTCGCACCACCGACGCTCAAGGTTTTGACGTCCGCGATCTCGCTGTAGAAATCCGTCTTCGTGCCGGACTTCTGCAGCTTCTCATGCGCCTCGCGGCTTCTGGCGGTCAGGATGCGGATCAGATGTCCGCTCAAGGACAATGGTAAATTGAGGGTCGCAAGTCCCGAATCGGCGGTCTCGACGGTGATGGAAATCATCTTCCCGTCCATGGCAACCCTTGCCTCGCCAATGCCATTGGGCTCGAAAGCGGTCATAGTGCGTCTCTTCTCGAATGTGTCGGCTACAGGAAATGGACAGCTTTCGCTACCCGATCGAAAGCTCAGTCTATAGGGGCTTTGGCCGCCCCCCGTCAAAGACTTCAGCCGTCATGGCGATCTGCCACCAGGTCGGATTGCTCATCCGAGCATCCAATCGATGAGAGCGCCGACCACGCTCACAACCATCAGCAATGGGATGACGACTCCCGGCAGCTAATCAAAGAATGCCGGCGGTTGAGCATGCCGACCAATGAGAGGTTTTCATATGGACAGTAAATCGGCCTACGGTCGGGGGCTTCTTCCGATGAATTGGATGGACAGGAGTGAAGTCGAGCGCTTGGAGGAAGCAAGGAGGGCCGCGAAAGCTCTCAGGCTCAACGTAGAGGCTCAGGCCCGCGTCGAGAGTGAGCGGGGTGTCCTTCAGGATGTCGATGACCGTATTAGAGCACTTGCGCGGGGCGTTCCTGTTGTCGGCGGCGGCATGGATGAGGTCTCAGCCAATCTTAATACCGGCTTCGGCTGGTTGGGCGACTATGAGAGGGAATTGGCGTATCAACGCGCCCGCGACGCTGACTTTGATGCGCGCCACCCGGTCGAGAGTACGGCCTGGCAGACTGGCGGCGCTGTGGCCGGTACGATTGCTGGCTTGCGCTTCCTCCCCAAGGGCTCTGCGCCGGTCCAGGCGAGTGCCGGCAAGAAACTCCTTATGGGCGCCGGCATCGGCGCCGGTGGTGGTTATGTGGAAGGCTTCATGCGCGGCGAAGGTGGCTTTGAGAACCGGCATGAAACTGCCAAACCTTTCGCGGTCGCCGGTGGCGTTATTGGCGCCGCGGCCCCGGCCGTGGCCAAGGGCGTGGGCGCCGGCTACAACGCTGTCGCTTCCTGGCTTGCTAACCGCGGCATAGACGCGAAATCCGTCAAAATTCTGCTCGATCGGCTCAAGCCTGAGGGAGTGCCGCCCGGGCGAATACGGTCTCATACCGATAGCGACAACGACGAGGGCACGGCGCTAACGGCTGCACTTGCATCGGTCCCGGGCAGGAAGGTGGTCAAGGAGGTTGCGAAGAAAGCCGAGGCGCTTGACGAACTCTTCGATCACAACCGCCTTAGTGAGGTGCCACAGCATGGACTTCTTCGCTATGTGCCACCTCGAGGCGTTCCGCAACGCATCATCGACTTGAGGGCGAATCCGGACGTCAGAAGAGGGATGCTCGAAACAATCGATCGCGGCCTGAGTATGGGCGGCGCGAACTGGTACAATACCGAACCTCTGCTAGAGAAATTTGTTGAGATCTTAGGGAGGCACCGAGGCTACGAAGCGTTCCGCAAATTCATAGGATATGCCGCCGCGGCATCACCAAAGGTGCGGGTCGCAGAGAGCGTCCGCAATGCGTCGTATTATTACATGCGAGACGTCAGCGGCAAAGGACTGCCCATTGTCGGCGCGACGCACCCCAAGCCCTATGGAAGCCCGTTTCAGCGACGGCACCAGATGAACGCACATCGGGTGGCGGCGGGAGGCCTGAACCCAATTACTCATCCAAAGACTGCGTCGTTCTTGGAGAACCTCTCCGGCAACCAGACGCCTGTAACTATCGACATGCACGCTTATAAGCTACCCGCCATTCTTGCTCAGGATCCCCGCTTTTTGGTCACAGCGTATAAAACCGGCATCAAGGGCGCCCCCCGACTTAACGTCAGACAGGCAGTCGAAAGCGGCCAAATGCAGATGTCCGAGCTGCGTCCGGCACACTGGCAGGCCATTCCGAGGAAAACGGAATATGGCGCCCTGGAAGACTACTACACCGGCTTGGGGCGTGAGTTGGGCATGCCACCGTCGCAGACGCAAGCCTCTGCATGGATCGGCGGCGGTTCGCTTACCGGAGTGGCCAGTGACGGGCTCAAGCCATTCGTCGAGGTCGTCAAGGACAGAGTGAACAAGACCGCAGAGGCCTATGGCGTCCCACCGGACCAGATCTGGCGCGATTTTATTCGCGGCAGGATCAGCCTCATCGCTCTGGGAGGAGGTGCAGCGCTGACAATGGGAACGGCCAATCAGTCTCAACCGACGACGGCAGGTCGAGAGTAATCAAGGGGAGTTTTTAGCGGGACCGGCAGAACCCGAACAATGCGGAAAACGCCAATGCCCTCCTTGCTTCCGGGTGATCGAAGACCGCACTGCAATGGTGATCTTCATTTTGCAGCAACTCTGGTTGAAGGCCAAGTGCTCGATCGGCTCCCATTGAGAGCGTGGACTCGACTTCTTGGCCGGCTCTGGCCCCTACCGCGGCCGGCTGAATTTGTTGCCGATTGAGCGGCCTCGTCGTCGGCGTCGATGGCTCCAAGTGGAAGCTGATCCTGCGGGTGTTCGAATGACCACAGCCAAGATCAATTGCGTAATTGCTTTCGCCGCGATCATCAGCCCCGCATGGCTCGACATCCTCAAGGAGGTATCTCAGATAGCCGCCGCGCTGATGCCGTTCTTCGGCATTGCGCTCGTCATCATGCAGATGATCAAGCTCGGGCGCAGAGACAAGCCGTAAGGCGAACCGGCCCACTCGGTTCCGCTCGAATCTTAGCAGTCTGAATATTCCACCACAGAAGGAGCATTGTCATGAGAGCCTTCCATTGGCTTGTCGCGGTCGGCTGCGCGCTCGGCCTGTTGCTGCCCGCAACCGAAGCCCGCTTCGTTCGGGCGCAGGAAATCTGGGATCTGACGAAGATGGCCGAGCAGATTGACCAGACCAATGTTGTCGTCGGAGCCGACGGTGACGGCTTCTGCTCTGGCACGATCATCTCGAAACAGCTCCGTCTTGTGCTCACCGCCTCCCATTGCGTGACGGATCGCGTCACCCGTGAGACACAGGAATTCGTGGATCCGGTGACCGGCGAGGTCACGAAGAAGACGATCGAGAAGAAACTCGACCTCGACATCTGGCAGAATGTCACCCGGGACTATCAGGTGATTTCATCTCGCCGTTACGTTGCGAAGATCGTCGGCAACGATAGCCAGAACGATGTCGCGCTGCTCCAGATTCTCGATCTCGAATTCAAGGCCCAGATGGAAGCACCGCTGGCACCGGATAGCCATCGGCTCATGCGCGGTCAGACCATCTACGTGGTCGGGAACCCGGGCGTCGTGCTCGACAACTCTGTTACGAAAGGCATCGTTTCCTCGACCGAGCGGACGCTTAACATTGGCGGCAAACTGCTCAAGGTCTTCCAGATCGATGCCGCCTCAATCGGCGGCAATTCGGGTGGATCGGTGCTGAACGAACGAGGAGAGCTCGTCGGAACGCTTGATGCGGGGTTGCGCGGGTCGGGCATCAACTTCGCTGTGCCGATCTCGGCGACGAAGGCCCTGCTACGCCGGAGTGGATTCGCCGGCCTGGCATTTCCCCAGGTAAAGAAGCACGACCGCATCGCGCCGGAGACGCGCTGATGCGGCGCCGCTCGACAGACTATATCGTGCTGCACTGTTCGGCCACGCCGCCCACCGCCGATATCGGCGTCCTGGAAATCCGCCGCTGGCACAAAGCCAAGGGGTGGAGCGACATCGGATATCATTTCGTTATCCGTCGAAACGGAGATATCGAGGAGGGGCGGCCGGCTGGTGACATCGGCAGCCACGTCAAGAACCAAAATGCCATTTCCGTAGGCCTGTGTCTCATTGGCGGCGTCGACACTAGGCAAAGGCCAAGGAACAATTTCACCGACGAACAATGGTCTGCGCTTCGGCGGCTTCTGGCGGAGCTTCAGTCGCGCTATCCGCATAGTCTGGTCATCGGCCATCGCGATTTTCCTGATGTCGCCA